CATTAGATTCTGGAGATGATAATGAAATAGATGTTGTACAAGATGTTTTCCAAGCAAGTTCAGATAATAGAATTTTTTATAAAATAAATAGAAATAATTATCATGAAAGATGTAGATTTTTTAATAACATGGTTTTAATTGCAGGAGATTTTTCAAGTATTAAAGATGCTGTTGCTTCTACAGACTTATCTTCTGCATATCATATTGCAAAAACTGGCCTATCATTAAACCTTTCACAAAATTCTTTATCAGATAAAATTAAAATATCATTTTCTTTAGTAAATAAAACGGCAGCAACATCTCTTTCAACTCCATATGATAATCCAGATAAAGTAAAAATTATTGTTGACTTTATTAATACATCAACAAAAAAGGCTAGATTAGTGTGTAATGTAAATTCAACAGATACTGGAATTGCATTTTCTTCAAATAGATATTATGTAATTACAAAAAATATTTCTGATTGTATTCAAGATGATGGATTTACTTGGGCAGATGTAACCTCAATGAAAATTTATGCGTGTGTTGTAGATAACAATGCCTTGACTGGTGATTATTATGTTGCATTAGATGCAATTAGAGTTGATAACATAACATCTCAAAATCCTTTATATGGTTTAGTAGCATACACCGTAGTTAAAAATACTCCTGGTCAGCCAATATTAAAAGCAACAAATACAAATAATTATGTTGAATTTAGAATGGCTTTAGGTATAGAATAATGGTAGATCGTAATATTAAAAAATCTATTATTGCAAAAAATTCATTACCAGAATTTAGCGGGGCAACTGGAAAATACAAACTAAGATATAGAATAATTTCAGAAGATAGAAACAGAACCTCCCATTGGTCTAAAATAAATGATTTAACAGTTCCTTCTGTAACTCAATTAAACACATATGAACTTGTTGTTCAAGAAATAAACCAGCCTGGAGATAAAAAAATACATGTTGCTCAATTGTGGTGGGTTCCAAATTCATCATATTTGTTTAGTACTTTTGATATTTATATTGCTACAAATAAAGCAGTTGGTGAACCAGTAGTTGCAGATTATTCTTATTATGGTAGGGTGTCTGTTCCACAATTTTCTACTGTTTTTGATGATGCAACAGTAGATAATTTTAGTATCATTGTTCATTCTCCTACATATGATAAGATTATAAATTCTAATCACATACTAGTTAAAACAACGAAGCATGTGGTATAATTAAATATTATGCCACAATTACCATTACCACAAAGAGGTCAGCCATTAGATGTATCATATCTTTATCAAATGGCTAGTACAATTAATGATTTAGTTGTTCAGGTTTCTCCAACAAATTCAAACAATGTTAAGATAAAGCCAGTGACAGGAAGCCCATCATCAGTTCCAACAGCATCTGCTGCAATGTACTGTGAAACCAAAAATCTTTTTTCAAACAAAGATGTGACTGCTGGACAAACTGAATCTTTTGATATTGATTTTCAATTTAAAATTCCACCAGTTGTTGTTGCAACACCTTGGAATAAAAATTCAAGTTCTCCAGATGTAAGTATATTTATTACAAATGTTACAAATTCAAAAGCAACCTTTGTTGCAAAATTTTCTTCTAACGGAAAAGCAAACGTAGATGTTAATATTATTGCAATAGGAATTCCAAATTGAAATGTGTAAAATGTAAAGGTAAAATCCTAGTAGATCGTCAGTATAGTACATCAGAACATCTTGAGGTATACTGTATTGTATGTGGCAAAAGAAAATTTTATCATCCACCAGATAGTTCTAAAGAGGGGTTATGGCTTCTTTCTCAGGAAAAGACAAGGGCAAAGATTACAATAGCGCCCCTATAATTTCTGGTAGTAAAAAAGTATGGTTTCTTAATGGAGATCTTGTAAGAATATATCATAATAGTAGATCTACTGGAACCATAACTTTATATAATATTAATAAAGATCAAAATGAAATTTGTTTTTTGCATGAGTTTAAAAAGAAAAGAGAAAGAGCGTATACAGTTAATGAAGCATCAAAATTGTTAAATAGGCATAGAAAATACATGCCATTATTAATGAAAAAAGGAATTATTCCATATCCTAAAGGATGTAGCAAAGATGGAAAAATAGGTTTTCAGATTAGATCATATTATTCTGAAAATCAAATTAGAGAAATGAGAGATATTCTTGCCTCAATTCATCAGGGCCAGCCTAGAAAAGATGGTTTAATAACAAATAATAATACGCCTACAAAACAAGAGTTGACTCGCAGAATGGGTGATGGTATACTTACTTATACGAAAACTGAAGATGGTAGATATATTCCTGTTTGGAATGAAAGCATTAACTAAGCCTTGGAGGGCTAATGGAACAAAATGATGAAACCAAAGTATCTGTTACTTTGGGATATACACTAAACCTTGGAAACTTTCAATCGCTACGGCTTGATTTGGGCGTGGTAGATTCTAAGAGGCAAGGGGAAACAACCAACGAGGCTATGGAGCGTGTCTATGGCTTTGTAGAGGCTAAATTGACTGAAAAGATCAATGAGGCTAAAGCAGAAATAGCAGAATAATGGCAGAGCGCAAAGACCGAATGGCTTTGCTAAGTCGTTATTCAAAACATCATAAAGAAAAATATGAAGCAAAGCCAACATTAAATTTAAACGTAGAGCAGTGGGCTTCTGATGCCCTGATAGAGTCATATGGAATATCTTTGTGTTATGACTTATTAGAGTACTATTTTAAAGTTGCACAAGAACCTAGTTGGAATTACTTTGCCTATAATGCAGAAAAAATATTAAAGGCAAAACTTGACAAACAGCAGGACGATATGGAAAGATTAGAAAGACGTAAAAAAGCAAAGGAATGGCTAAGTGAATAATACTGAAGCAAAAATAATTAATGCTGTTTTAAAAGATAAACAGATACATGTTCTTTTGCAAGCAAACATAGACAACATTCTTAGAACACATTCTGATATTTGGAACTTTATTAGAAACTATTTTGAGCATAATAGTTCTGTCCCACCATCATCACTAGTTGTAGAAAAATTTAGAGACTTTGAGGTTATTGATGATGTTGGTGCAACAAAGCATCATCTTGAAGAACTACAACATGAATATTTAAATGATAGTCTTAAAGATATTTTAAGATCTGCTGCAACAGAAGTACAAAATGATAAAGGTGCAGAGGCACTAACAAATCTTATTACTAAAACATCTGAACTCAAAAAGAATACATCTGCAGTTCGTGATATTGATGTTATTGATTTAGATTCTGCTATTGCATATTTTGAACATCTTAAAGCAATGGAAGCAGCAGGTAATGTTGGAATTAAAACTGGATTACCAGGATTTGATAATTACCTTCCTTCAGGAATTACTTCTGGACAACTGGGAGTATTTCTTGCATATCCAGGAATTGGAAAATCGTGGCTTGCACTTTATTTTGCGGTACAGGCTTGGAAACAAGGAAAAACACCTTTAGTAATTAGCCTTGAAATGTCTGAAACAGAAGTTCGTAATCGTGTGTTTACAATTATGGGTGAGGGGCTTTGGTCTCATCGTAAAATAAGTCAAGGTAATATTGAGATGGAAACTCTTAAAGAATGGCACAAACGACATCTTGCTGGAAAGAATCCATTTCATATTATTTCAAATGATCAGGGTGGAGAAATTAGTCCATCAGTTCTTCGTGGAAAGATTGACCAGTATAAGCCAGACTTTGTTATTGTAGATTACCTACAACTTATGACACCAAACCAAAAGTCTGATAATGAAACCGTAAGAATGAAGAATCTTTCTCGTGAACTTAAGTTGATGGCTATTTCTGAAGAAGTGCCAATTATTGCTATTTCATCTGCTACGCCAGATGATGTGAATGATCTTAGCAGTGTCCCAACTCTTGGTCAAACAGCATGGTCTAGACAGATTGCTTATGATGCTGACTGGGTTATGGCTTTAGGTAGGGCAACTAATTCAGACATCATAGAATGTGCCTTTAGAAAGAACCGTAATGGCTTTATGGGGGAGTTTTTAGTTCAGGTAGACTTTGATAAAGGATACTATCGCTATAAAGACTATGAAGATAAGCAGTTATAATATGATATGTTCTTTAATCATAAGCCGATTAAAAATTTTATGGTCGATGGATCTATTAAAGATGAGGCTACTGTTCCAAGGCTTAAAGAAGAATATATAAGATTATTAATTGTTCAGATGAGGGAAACTGGGTATGTTCCTA